GGATTTTTCTATTTGACAGATAATTCTGTTTGATAGAACTTTCTTGTTGCAAGAAGTTTTTCCAACCAATTCTTAATCCCTTAAGCAGCTACGAATTTAAAGATGTTGCAGTTAGGTTTGTGCAAAACAGTCCTGCCTTAGTCTTTATATTTTATGCCGTGTACAGACGATTAATTCTTTTTGGTCGAGTGGTCAGATATCTGACTGCTGACTTGGTATGATTTTTCTTTGGAAAAATGAACCCAGCCCCTATATAATTCGAGGTCAACGTGATTGTGTAATTTTTAACCATCGGAGTTGTTGTTGCTACACTACCCTTTCTTCCTGAAGTTCAAGAACAGTTAATCTATCTGTTTTCGATCGTCCAGAGATTCTGGAGTGCAACTATGGACTTCAACTGCCTGTTAAAAAGTTTATGCAGCGTATGATAGAACCTTGTTTTAGGATTACCTAAGCCGTTTTCGGTATCATGTCGCACAAATTCTCAAAACCCTTAAAAGAAAATAGAAAGTTTTATGCCTTGTTTTACTTTAAAACTGGCGAATTTAAGATTGTTAGTAAAAAAGTTTTTAGTAGTCTTAAATATCCCGTTTTTGATTATGAATGGTGCGTAGTTCGTGTGATCGATTCTCCTTCGCGGAAAATGTCGTCATTTGTTTTGAATAAAATTGTTCCAGATTGTTATCATGGTCAGGGATTATTTTCAAATATCTCGAGTACTATTAATAATATTAGCTCGATTTTTGGTTGGTTTATGACGGCTATATCCACTATAAAAGGTTTAGATAAGAAATCTATAGTTAGATTTCTTGCTATTTTTGTGAAGATAGCATCTTTGTTTGGAGAGAGAACGTTTAATCCTTCCAGTGTGTTGTCAATAGTTTTAGATTTATATTTAGTGTTTTTAGAAACTAATTATGAGGCTCAAGGAATAGAGGCAATAGCTTCTATTGCCATGGCTAGTTTTATGCCAGAAAAATTATTTAATATTATTAGAAAGAGTCAAGTTCTTTCCTCTTCTAAACTCGTAGATGACACCTCTGCTCTTCATGATTTTATAGTGACGATAGTGGATGGAGTGGAGTGGTGCATGAGTAAGTTGTATCTTCCTGAGTGTGTTATAAAATTTATTACGAAAATTTTAGATATGTTCCGTGATTCATCTATTCATTTCTTGATAAAGAAAATGGAAGAAATCCTGCAAATGGGAACGAATTGTAAAAAGTTTATAGATTTGTCGTATAGAGCTGAGAGCAAAAGAATAAATGATAAATTGCAAGGTTTGAATCAAATTAAAGAATGGGCTAGAAGATCACCTGTCTTAACGGAATTGTTAAGTAAATGGAATAGACATATGAAAATAATATCAGTTTATGAATCACCTGACAGAATAGAACCGGCTTGTTATATTTTTGAAGGCCCTCCAGGTAAAAGAAAATCAGTTTTGATGAACGCCATGATTCAAGCACTGGGTGAACCTTTTTATGCGCATTGTGTTAAATCCGTTTCAGATGGAAAGGATTTTTATGACAATTATAATAATGAGCCGATATTTTATATGGATGATGTAGGACAAAATGGTCCTTCGCAATGGAGGCCGTTAATGAATATGGTATCCTCTGTTAAATTGCCATTGGATTGTGCCGAAGCGCAAAATAAGGATACAAAGTTTTTTAATAGTACCAAAATATTTTTGACAACAAATCGTTTTCAAACATTAAATATAAATTTATCCAAGAGCGATTGTATTGATGATATAACCGCTTTATGGAGAAGAGGTTTAGTGTTTGACTTTTCCCAGTTGCAAGTTTATGGGGATTCATATAGAGGAGTTATGAGTTTTAAATATTTCAATATAGAAAGGCAACAATTTGTTACGGATTTCCCACATTCTATGAAGAAGGAGATGGCTCTTAGAGGAGTATGTCTGACACCTTCTATAGAGGTGAGAGATAGATCTCAGTTGTTAGCATGGATGTGTAAAATTGTCAAAATAAATGATCTCTTGAAGTTGCACTACAAGAGTGAGAATATTTTATCCGAATCTGAGTTGATTACATTGAGAGAAGCGATAGAGTCAGTAGAGTTTCAAGATGCTCCTTTAGAAGCTCAGGCTTGTTCTCAGTCATATCTATGTGAAATTATATGTAGTGTTTTATCGGAGCTTTTTGAGAATATTTTAGTCGTTCTTGGTGATGTAAAATCGTTCATTAATGACAATTTAGTGTGGATCACAGCTATTGGTTTCGTTGGAGTTATGTTGTATGCAGTTTGGCTGCTTGATAGCAGTAAATCTAGCTCTGCTGCTTCTTGTGATTTTCTGATTTCGAGAGTTTCTGATAATAAGGCTTTAGTTTTTGAGAATGAAACTGGAAGAGTCTTGGTAAAGGAATTTGAAGGACAAAGTTTTAAATATGAAGAGGAAAATATACATAATAGTATTGTGAGTGTGAAGAAAGCTGTTAAGGTAGTAGAAATCAAAGAAGCTAACACTATTGTTAAAGCTAATGCGTTTGTTTCAGGTAGATCATTACTTGTTCCAGCTCATTTAGTTCATGGGTCTAGCGTTCATGTTAATATATACGCGGATTATGGGAAAAATTCTAGATTAGTTGATGATGAACTGGCAAAGGTGGTTTTTAGAGATAATTCTCAAGATTTAGTTATATTAAAATTACCTAGTTCGTATCCATCCCCTTTTAAGAATTTTTCTCATCAATTTAAGGATGATCCCGATAAAGGTGATCAGTCGTATTTAATATCAGATGATAACATTTATCCCATTGGGAATAAAAAATTAGAAGGTAAGATCTCGTATTCATTTTCAAAACCCTCATTTCCTGATTATAAAAATGTGGTAACTCAAGGGCGTTCTTATAATGTGCAATATAAAGGCTTGTGTGGATCTGTGGTTATGTCACAGAAAGGAGGAATTAGTGGCTTTCATGTCGCTGGTAATCCTGCTTCTAATGTAGGAGTTGCCATAACGTGGTCACCTGATATGAGGAAAGTAATTAGAGATTTCTTAGAAGAAGATAAAAATTTATTGCCCATAGATATATCCCATAAAATTCAGAACGATTCTAGTGTAGTAAAGTTGGATCGTAAAATGTCTCAGATGGCACTGTTGAAGTCTGAGTTGGGTCCTTCCCCTTTGTTTGGAATTTATCCGATATCGAGATCACCTGCTAAGTTAGATATCTTTGGTCGTTTTACAACCAAACATATTGGAAAGTCTGCGTTTGCGATTCCAGGCTCAGTCCCGGATGAGGAAATAGGGTTTGCTAGACGAGTATCCCGATTTATGTTCGCAGAATTTGGTGATCTACCGTGGGAGGAAGTTGTCAAAGGTAATGCTCTTTTAAATGGTTTGAATAAGGATTCATCTAATGGATTTTCTTGTTATAAAGATAAAGAGTATTATATAGATTTTGAAAACGCTCGTTTGACACCCGAGTGTATTCGAATCATAGAGGATCTCGAAAGTGCTATCGAGCAAGGAAATATGGATTTGGGTCATTGGGAAAAATTTTTCTGGGTGGAGACACCGAAAGACGAAGTTCGGTCAGATACTAAAGAAGGTGTTCCCAGAACGTTCAGGGTAGGCACTATAATTCAGCAAATTCTGGCAAAAAGATATTTTGGTCGCTTTGTTGAATCTGTTCTTGAAAATCGATCCTTGAATCAAGTTATGGTTGGTATAAATCCAGTGAAAGAGTGGCCTAGTATATATCAGAAACTAGAGAGAGGAAAAGTTTTTGCCGGAGATGTAGCTAAGTGGGACAAGGGTATGGTTCCTCGTTTTCAAAGAGGCCTGTTTGAAGAGATCTTAAACAAGTATAAAGGATCAAAACCAAAGGTGGCAGCTGTAGTATTAGAATGTTTGATTCATTCTCTAGTGGTTATGGTGGATGATTTATATCTTACGACTCATTCCTTAGCTTCAGGTCATTTTTTAACAGCTATATTTAATAGTTTGATTAATAGGATGTATACGGCAGGCTGGTATTATAGAGAAATGAATCGCGCTGGAAGGAAAATTAGTGATGTGTCTTTCTTCCAAGATTTGGCAGATTTTGTTTATGGAGATGATAAGTTAAATAGTGTGTATAAAAATGTAGACATTCTAAATGCTGTCACGATGCGTGACTATTTTGAGAGTATGGGTTTAGGTTTTACGGATGCTAGCAAGAAACCGATTGTATTCCCATTTCAAGATATAAGTGAAGTTTCTTTTTTAAAGCGAAGTTTTGTTTTTCATAATGAACTTGGTAAAATTGTGTGTCCTCTTGAGTTGGAAGTTCTTAAGTCTGGTTTGTCGTGGGTTAACTATGATAAAGATATAGAATTGGTTATGCAACAGAAGATAAACAATTACCAAAGAGAAATTTATTTGCATCCTGATAGAGAGTTTCTGTTAAGTGACTTGCGTCATAGGTTAGAAGCCAGAAATTATCCATTTGAGATTCTTTCAGAACATTATCTAGTTAGTCTATATAGTGATGATTCTGATTATGAGCCTTCTTTTGGAAGTAATTTATTTTAAATTTTAATTTTATTTTTAAATAGTTTGCGTTTATAAAATTAGAGGTTTTGCGACTTAACCTCTGAGCGCCTATGCTATTTGAATCTTATTTTAAGTTGTAAACGATGTTAGTTAAAATTGGTATGATTTAGCCTTCGTTTCAAAATAATAAAGGTACCACAAACAATGAAGAATTAAATTACATGAATCAAAATATTGAGGGTGTTACAAGTGTTAACACCGTCTCAGAAAATTTCTTTTCTCAGGTTCGAACTAGATCTGCAGTTGAACCTGATTTTATATATGATAAAAAGTATAAATTAAGTAGTGTAGATCCTAAGTTAAAAATGGATTTTTCGAGGATTCTAAATAAGCCATTTTTTATAAATAACGTGCTGTGGACAGCTGCAACTCCACAGTATTATGTTCTAGATTCTATTCGATTGCCCTTAGATCTATTTAATAATGCTTTGGCAAAAGTTCCATTTGAATCCTCAGTTTTGTATAGGGCCAAGATTTCTTTGTTGCTCCAAGTCTCGGGAACCCCTATGCATTCTGGTTGTGTGATTGCCGCTGCTATGCCTATAGGATTTTCATCTGCGGCTCCTCCAGCTATAAAACCCAATTCAGTTAATTCATATATGGCAGCACCCCATGTCTTTTTAAATGCAAATGAGCAAACCTCTGCTCGTTTACGTGTACCATTTTATATAAATTCGGCCTTAGATAAGACCGATTTAGATGGTACGACTTTTAGTCCTAATTTTTCTGGTGCAAATTATGCAGAAGCTGTTTTAATGGTCTTAAATCCTCTAGGAGTACCAACTTCTGGTACTAATTCTGTTACTATCTCTGTACATGCTGTATTTGATGATGTGGAGTTTTATGCGCCTCACAATGATGTTAGTTATGTTCCAATACCTGCTCCCCCTGTTATGGAAGCTCAAGGATTGTTGGAAGATTTACAAAAAGCAGGTACTAAAGCTGTTGATGGGGTTTTTACCACCGCTCGTAAGTTGAGTGGTGACGTTTTAGATGCGTTAAGAGCTGGGGTTAGACGTTTCACTGGATTACACTCTCCAAATTATCCTTACTTGCAAAGCAAGAATTACGTTCAAGCAAGAAATGTGTTGAATGTTGTGGATGAACCAGTTAGGTTCGATAAAATGGATAATTTTGGTGAGTTTGACCGAGTTTGTAAAGATTTTATTTTTGAGACTTCTCAAGATGAGATGGACTTGAAATATTTAGGTTCTAAGCCGCAATTGATCGGGCAATTTGTAGTTAAAGCTATTGATGATGTTGGAACATTGTGTTTTGCTCGACCTATATCTCCACAGATGAATTTCACTTCTGTTTCTTATACTAATGCTTATGGTGAAACAGTTCCTACTTTGCAGACAACTGATATACAAGGCATTTTGGCTTTGATGCATAGATATTGGCGTGGTACCATTAAAATTCACATTCAATCGGTAATGTCGAATTTTAATTATTGTAAATTGGCGATTGCTCGTGATTATTCAGTTAGAACTCTTGGCTTAGCTAGTTATCCAACGTTTGGTTCAATTCCTAATTTGATGACCGAGTTTGTAGAGTTTTCTGCTGGAGGTCAAATCCAGACAATTGAAATGCCATATGTTTCAGCTTTACCTCAATTGCCTACTACTAGGGATTTGCGTTTGAACGCAGCTCAACATGGTATGTATTATATATACTTAAATCAACCTTTAGTATCTAATGGTACGGTTCCAACGTCTGTAGCATTTAACGTATATATTTCATTGGGAGATGATTTTGAGTGGTTTGGATATTCTACGGATGTTAATCTTTATGCCCCTCAAATAAATGTTAATTTACCTCCTACGAAGCGATCAGAACCTGAGATTGAGGAAGAGCTTATAAATTTTGAGGCTCAAGCTTCTGTTAGCGTACCGGTTAGCTCTCAGGAAGAGCTTACGGCAGATCCTGTTGATTCACACTATCCTGTCTATGATTTTAGGCCGGTAGTTAGTATACGAGATCACACTAGGCGATTTTATAAAGTAGCTCGTAAAGCCTATAATGGGGCAGACTTGGCTGCATCTAATGGCTTGTTATCATTTGATGTGGCGGGTTTGATTGGCCAGTCTGGTATAACTACTTCTCCTACTTATGGGTCAACTTTAGATATATTATCAGCTCTTTATTTGGGTTATGCAGGAGGTGCCAGATTTAAAATAGTAGTAACAGGTCAGAGTGTGTCTAGTGCTTGGTTTATACCACCGACGACTTTAGCTGCAACATCTGGTTCTGATTTCGCTCCCATAGCTGCCATTCCTGTGATTCGAAGTACAGCTCCTGTTAATGCTAGAACCTCGTCCACTGCGCAGTATCAAAACTTGGTAAATACTTCTGTGTCTTTAGATCCTTCTTTTTCATCGCAAACTCCATCTTTAGAGAGAGCTAATTATGCTATCTCTGGAACTCATGGTTTGTATAATAGTGCTGGTGGAAATATTCCTTATATATCAGACTCGACAAGTTTGCTAGAGTTTGAGGTTCCAAATATGGCTCCTTATAAGTTTGTAGGTGATGTGACCAAACTGAGTAAGGTTGCTTCTTATGTGTTGTCGAGAACCGCCACGACTGATTTGGGTAGTATAGTTATTCATGTACCACCAACAGCTGTTATAAATGGAACAGAATTGGGTATTAATGTCGCTTTTTATGCATCTCACGATGATGTGGGAAGAATGGGATATCAAGTAGCAGTTCCTTCCGTCATTCTTCCTGGCTTTATTGCACCTAAGCCTTCTGGGGTTGGGAATACTACTTACGCTCTAGGTTCCATTAATACTCCTGCTGGTATTACACCGTTAGGTACAGAGTTAGCGTTACCACAGTCCAATAACCTTCTTAAGTATAATTATTATACTAAAACTGTTTAATACAGTATTTTTGTTTCGTCACTTTTTCTTTAAAAAGTGTCCCTTTTTTGAAATTTAATCTATATGCGATTTTAGATTTTGTTTTCTTTTTAATGGTTTAAAAATTTTAATTCGCACCTTTTATATATATTTTAATCTTTTTTCAACTTTATAAGTTTTTTACTAATTTTTGGCAGGGG